TAATGCAATCTGGATCGCTGATCTGGGTACAGAAGACTCGGCCATGGCTGTTGGTCGTAAATTGGCGGCGCAACACGACCTCCCGATTGAACCTCAGCCATGGCGTTAACCCACTGACGGCATAGCCTCCTCCTACCCGAAAGGGTAGGAGGAGGACTATTATACTGACTTTATTTTTTTGCCTGATCGGACAGGATCGGGGCTTTGGGCCAGTACGGTTGGAACTTGTACTGGCGTGCTTCCACGCGACCCGGATACTTCGAATTGATCATGCAAAACGATTCGCCATACCCAGCCACTTTCACGTTGGCTTGTGGGCACTGCTTGTCCAAATGGTTGAACCATTCGTCCGGCACACACCCAGGTGTCATGCGGCAAGTTCGAATGCGTTTGGTGACGCTCCCGAATCCACCGTTGTAACTGGCTGCATCGCATGCCTTGGTATTGCGGCTGCCGTTCATCACCGCTTTGCAAGACCGTTCATTGGCATGCATCTTCAGCACCAGCCCCCGTAGCTGATACTGGGCGTTGTAGCAATCTGCCCAGCTCCAGCCTTTTAGTGATGGATCAAGACGCTTGGTTTCTTCCAGCGCATCGAAGCGTACCGATCCATCCGCATTAAACGCTTTGGTAAATTGACCCAGGCCACACCCGAACTCACGTGACGTTTTGAGTGTTGCTTTGAGTTTCCAGTTCGCTTCTTGATCCGGGATCGCCGCCATCCACGGACGCTCTTGCAGATCAGGCCAGTAGGTCGAGATCTCATGATCCAGCACCGGCAACAGCTGTGCTGCGTCGTTGGGAAGCTTCTGGGCATTAGCACCCGTGGCGATCCAAAGACCCAGCACAAAAGCTACTGCCAGTCCGGCGATGATGTCCGCCCAGCGCATGGTTATTGCGCCAGATAGATCAACACCACGATGCGGAAAGCCCACACCAGCGCGTTGGTAGCATTGATGATGGCAGCCGCGATCGAATTGGTCGGCGCATACTCGATACACGCTTGGACGTCAACGCGCGGTTGGGTGGCGAAGCGAATCCAGAACACGCTCATCTCGATGAACGTGAGCTTGGCTGCAGCCAGCATCATCGGGATAAATTCCGGAAAGCGACGCACCAGCGCGAAGCGGTCAGTCAGGCCGGATTCGACCAGGTGATCGACCAGTGCGAAACCGATGAAGGTCAGCAGCGCAAGCGCGACGCTGCGGGCGAACATGCGCTGGAACAGTTCCCAGCTTTGACGCGTGATCGCGAGGAGATTATGATGGAGTTTGGACATGTTTTGCTCCTTTCGTTTTCTTTTCCTGGTACTGCTCCGGCGTCAGCCACGAGCCATCCAGTTTTTGATAAAAGCCGATACCGACTTCGTCCGGAATCTCTTGATAGTTTTCCGCTTGAGTGGCACCGACATGTTGTTCGATGCTGTGGCCCACGGGCAGTTCAGTAACCGCCACGACCACATTTTCATACATCCGCCCGTAGCGCATAGTAGAACCTTTTCATGGTAATGGATTTCGAAGGAGACATCTCCTCCATAACAATGGATAATGTTTTCTCCGAAGCAACACGCTACGGGGTTACATTAACCCAGATCAGCCCCCAGCACGCGAGCGATCCAGGTCAGACCACCGTCGTACGTTACGAATTCGTATTCGTTGACGGTGTTAGCGGCGATGGCGCGCGCGCCGACGATTCGACCAGCCCAGATGATGTTGCCAGGCAACGCCAGTGTCCGGTTGCCGGTGGCGTCGTTCTTTTGCAGCATGGTGAACTTGATGTAGTCCTTGCCGGTCAGACCCGTGATCTTGGATGTATCGAACTTGAGTGTTGTGTTAGCGCCCAGCGTCACGACGAAATGGTTGGCCACACTCAGGTCGAGAGTGGTGATACTCGACGTCGCCGTCAGAACTTGCACCAGTTCACGCTTGCCACCTTTGTAGTACGTTTCACCGTTGAACGTGACATCATCGCTGAACGTACCGCCACCCGCATTCATCGGGGTATAGCCCAGCGTATTAATGATGGACTGCTTGGTGCTGCGCGCACTGGCGATTTGCGAAATACTTGCTTGCAGTTGCGCGATCTGATTGTCGAGATAATTGTACAGACCCTTTTGACCGGCGGCGCTACCGAGCAAAATCGCGTCGCGCACCCGGTCAAGTGATGCCGACAGGTATTCGAAACCGTACAGATCACCGGCGTCGTGCAGGTGTGGGGCGGGGTTGAAGGCGTCGGGTTTGCCGATGATGTTGTTGAACTGCACCGTGCGGCTGTCAAGCGCGAGGTTCTTCACCAGTTGCACGATGGCGTCGAAACTGTAGCTGTATTCGCCACCCAGCATCTGGGCATCGAACAGAATGTTAGCGCTGCAAGTCGCGTCGGTGATCACGATGACTTGGTGGATATCACGGCCGGTCTGGGCCGTCGGGCCAGCATACAGCAGGCTCGGGTAATAGTCGACGCCTTTGATCAGCGTGCGGTTGGTGGCAGCATCGCGCACGGCGACGGAGTCGGAAAAGAAGGCGCCGTATTGTGGAACGAACACGCGGATGTTGGTGTTGGGCAGCGTATGCTGTTCGTTGGTCACACGGTTACTGGCAGCGGCACCCGTCAGGTCAAGCGGATATTTGACTGGGACTATGGACATCTGGGTTCTCCGATACTGATAAAAAATTATTATCAGAAAGATTGCATAAAGGCGCCCGGCAACGAGTGCCGGGGCCTTTATTGTGAGTTAAGAAAATCACGCACCCGGAAGAGGCGGGATCGTCGGCCATACGATGTTGTACGGGTCAGGATTGGTTATCGGCAGGTTGCGGATGGCTTGGATGTAATCCAGCACGGGCTGGATGTTTTCCTTGTGCGGTACGTTCAGCATGGTTTCGTCGTTGTACCTGTCGATGCGCCACCGCTGGTCATCGATGAGTTGACTGCGTGTGCTGTCCATGCTGGCCCATTTGAGCGCCCACGCGCCTGCTTTCTTGGCGCTGATTGCGCTTTGCGATGCCCCTTGACGAAGCGCGTCGGTTTCGGTAAAGAAACCTAAGTCCTTGACGCTGTCGAAAGCCCAGGTCGCGTGCAGGTCTTGCAGGATCGCATACTCGACTTTGGCCAGACCAGTGATACGGTCGTACACTTCCGGCACTTCGCCGGCGTACAGCACTTCCTTGGTGATGCGATTGATCAGGTACACAAGCCCTGTCACACTGCTCATGGTTGTACCTCGCTCGTGTAAGTTTTCTTGAAATGGAACATCCGGCGGTAGTAACCCATCCGGCGCGACGGGAAGCCATAACGATGGCGATCCTGCTCACGTTCTGTGGCTTTACCGCAAATGCCGTGGTAGTCCGTACGCTTAAACGGCAACGCGTGCAGGATCACGTCTCCGGCATGGATGGTGAACTCGCATGGGCGAATCGGACTGATGATCAGGTTGGCCGTATGGAACTCTTCGTAATCCACCGTGCCGGGATACACGAAGACCTTGTCCAGATGCGGGAAGTGCATCAGGGCCGGGATCAAGTGCACCGAGTGGCCGGGCTCAGTGAAAATCCCCCACGGCAGCGGGATCTTAAACACCTTGTACTTGACACCTTCCACGATCGGCGCCATGCCGCCCACCACTTCCAAATCCATTTCGACCGCATTGAGTTTCGGGTCGTGCACGTTCGGGGTCGTGATGACCACTCCGGCGCTATTGGCTTTGATGTGGATGTCGGTGTGGGCACGGATCAAGAAACCTTCTTCGGCGTAGTCGTGCATACCGGGGCAGCGCACGAACTTCACCGGTTTCTTTTCTTTCTTGGCGATCTCGATTTGGTTTTTGAGAAAGTCCGGTTTGATGGCTTTCGCATGAACCACGGGATTGATGTGGTGATAAGCACCCGTCGTGCTTTTGAATTTCACGACGGATGCGCCACCCCATTGCCGTACCCGATTATTGAGGTTAGTCAAGCCTCGGATCAGACCATTGAGGAGGCGTTCGATCATTTCCGTTCCTCCCGCAGTTCTTTGGTGTAGAAATGCGTACGGGCGTTCTGGGTCAGCGCGACCTTGTCCAGCTCGTGCATTTCAGCCGCTGTCATGATGCGCGTGATGATCTCACGCGGCACATCCGCTCGCTTGAACGGGATGGCAGTTACCAGCGGGGTCCCGGCTTTGACCAGACCATCGTAATCTTTCGCGAACCACAGCCCCGGGAAATTGACTTGACGATGGTAAGTGTCGGTATCGACCACGGCCCCCAGGCAACGGAAGCGATCTTCGTTCGTGTGATTCATCGGCGGAACGAAGAGGGTCGAATACCCGGGGCGGGTACGGATCACCCACGGATTGTGGAACTTGATCGCCGGCATCGGGAACGTCGCGTAGTGGTTCCCCAGCTGCTCTTTCGAGTGCGTCGAGACAGCGTTGAACGTCGGTCCCGAGTGCACTTCGAGGAACTTGCCATCGCGGTCCGTGCGCACATGGATGTCGGCGGCGAGCACCATCGTGTACCCGAGCCCCATGCCATCGAGCAGCGGAATGCAGCTCTTGGCCGTCATCGCGACGTTGTGGAATTGATCACGCGGCGCTTGGCGACCCGCTGGCATTTCCGACGGGATCTTCTTCCACCATTCAGCGATGTGCTTGAAGGCGGGCACCGGCGGCAGCAACACGTCCTTGAACTTGGATTCGATGGTGAACTCGATGACTGGCATAGCGGCGTCACGGTCTTCTTGGGTGATGGTGCGCAGACCGAGTTCGCTCAGACGTGCTTCGGTCAATAAAGATTTAAGGATACGATTCAACATAACGTTCTCCTTAACTCACTTTCGGGCCAAGACCCCACACGACCAGCGACGCACGGTTACCCGAGGTCACCGGCTTGACCCGGTGCGGCACGTGCGAATAGAAGAACACCACGGTACCGACCGGCGGCTTGAGGACGAGCGGCGTGTCGGGGTTGCCGCCGATGTTCAGCTCCAGTTCCCCGCCTTCGTAGTCTTCCGGCGCGGTCAGCATCAGCACCGCGGACAGCTTACGGTGTTCGTTGCTCTCCAGGTCTTCGTGCACATCGACATGCCAGTCGTAGTGCTGATTCAGACCGTACTTGGTGAACTGCATCGGGTAGAAACTGTCGAGCAGCATCTGGAACTTGTCGCGGTTGACCATCCCCACCGTGTCAGCCATCCGCTGGATCAACCAGCGGCGCATGTCGAGATCCGGCAAGCTCGGGTTCGGATCGTCGTTGATCCAGGCGACGTCGGAATCACGCACCTTGCTATCGACCACGTTGTTGCCGACCGAGCCAGCGTGGAACACCATCAGTTCCCCGAGTTCGAGGATCTTCTTGCATTCTTCCGGGTTGAAGGCGTTGAACAGTTGGCAGTGCGAAACGTACGGGAATGTACGATTGGGGATGCCATAACGGACGGGTTGGTTCATGATTGTTCCTTAGTTTTGACTGTTTTAGAATTGCTGCTTGACGATGACCTGTGCACCAGGACCCACAGTAATGGGGACACCATTCGCAGAGAACGGTACACTGACGATCGTTTCTGCCACATAATTGCCAGGTGTACCTGCTGGCACGCCCGGGAAATTTACCCCCAAGGCTTGGAACGGCACCGACGGCGCTCCCAGTGTTGGCGGGTTGTACACAACGTTACCCGGTGTTGGCGGGTTGTAGTTGGCGTTGCCTGGTACCACTGGATTGTAGTTCGCGGTTCCTGGCGTACTCGCGTTGTAATACGGAGTTCCCGGGATCGCCGGATTGTACGTGGTCGGATTGGTGACCGGTGGGTTACTGTAAGCGTCTGTGTACGTGCCTGGGTTGGTGATGGGTGGATTGGTGTACGCTGGTGTGTACGTGGCCTGGTTCGTATTCGGCGGGTTGGTGTACGCTGCCGTATAAGTACCAGGGTTGGTTGTTGGCGGATTGGTGTACGCCGGCGCATACGTCCCTGAATTGTAATTCGTATTGCCGGGTACATAACCAGCATCCACATACGTCACTTGGATGTAATACGTGTTAGGTACTCCAGTGTTGTAGTTGGCGTTGGAAGCGTAATACGTATATCCGGGATTGTGGTCACCACTACCACTCCAATTGTTAGTGGTCTCATCCACCGAGTACGGACCCGAGTTACCTGGTCCGGTTGACTTCACATACATTGATGCCGTCCAGTTACTCACTGTGGGCGGGTTATATCCTGACACAGTGCCCGGGGTGTACTTCGCTGGCACATAGTTGCCCGGAACAGGGTTTCCGGGGGTATAAGTTGCCGGCACCGTGTTGCCGGGCACTGTGTTACCCGGGGTATAACTGGCCGGGACGTAATTACCCGGGGTTGTGTTACCAGGTGTGTAACTAGCCGGAACATAGTTCCCGGGAACGGTATTTCCTGGAATCGCTGTCGCGGGTGTGTCGGGGTTGGTGCCCGCGTAGTTTCCAGGCGTAGGTGGGTTGTAGTTCGCTAAGTTCCCGCCTGTGGGCGGATTGTAACCTGACACTGTTCCAGGTGTGGTGGGGTTGTACACCACATTGCCGGGCGATGGCGGGTTGTAGTTGGCGTTGCCAGGAATCGTCGGATTGTACACCGCTGTACCACCCGTCGGCGGGTTGTAGTTCACGATGTTGCCTGTTACGGGTGGGTTATAACCTGCCACCGTGCCCGGGGTCGGCGGATTGTAATTCGCATTCCCCGGGACGACCGGATTATAGTTCGCCGTACCGCCACTGGGCGGATTGGTGGCGGTGTTGCCGGCCACGTATTTGGGCGGATTGGTGTAGGCCGGGGTGTACGTGCCCGGATTGGTTCCCGACGTGCCGGCAGTGTATGTGCCCGGATTGTAATACGCTGGCGTGTACGTGCCTGGGTTGGTGCCGCTGTTACCCGGCAACGTGTACGGTGGATTCGTACCCGAAGTCCCTGCCGTGTACGTGCCGGGATTGGTGTTACCAGGGGTGTAGGTTGCTGGATTGCTGTGCGCTGGCGTGAGCAAAATACACACGTGGAACACTTCTGCACCATCGGCTTGGTAATACCATGTTTCTTGCCAGCCTGCCGGGCACACGGCATTGGGCGCAATATCGATGTATTGATACGACGCCGGTACGTAGTTACCCGGAGTGTACGTTGCCGGGTTGGTGTTACCCGGTGTGTACGTGCTGGAATTTTGATAACCATTACCCGGGACCGTAACTGGAGCATTCGAATAATAGTTACCCGGCGTGTACTGAGCCGGCACCAGATTACCCGGTGTGTACGTGCTGGAGTTCATGTACCCGTTACCCGGCGTGTACGAGGCTGGGACATAATTACCGGGAGTATAGGTTGGCGGATTGGTGTAGCTGTTACCCGGCACAATCGGATTGTAACCGGCCACTGTTCCGCCGGTGGGCGGATTGTAGTTGGCAATCGTTCCCGCAACCGGAGGATTGTAATTCGCAGTACCCGGTACGGTGGGATTGTAATTGGCATTACCAGGCACCACTGGGTTATACCCAGCGATATTCCCTGGCGTGGCCAAGTTGTAATTGGCGATGTTACCCGGCGAGGGCGGATTATACTGGGGGGTGCCCGGTACCGGCGGTGCTCCGGGCGCGGTCGTGCCCGACACGATCACGTGAAACTTGCCGTAGGGGAGTGCCAAATTCCCGGGCGCGTTAAAGATGGTGGTGTTGGGTACAATCCGAGCGTTGGTCTTTTCACGCCGAAGCGATTTTGTAAGACGGCTCATGCTGACTTCCTTTGTAGATTAACGGGGATTGCTATTCGACAACGAACCAGTCCACGTTACCATGTTATCGTCGGACACGAAATACCAGAGGTCTTTCGCGCCTGCGGCAGTCGTGCGCGGTGGCGGAGCACCGTCCACCCATTTCACGTTGGCCGGCCATGCGATGGCGTAAGCGTTGCCCGACGTATCGTTGACCGTGGTGACAGCAAATTCAACCACCTTACCTGTCATGTTACCGACGGCAGAGGTGTTAAACCCGATGGCACCGTTGCCGGCGATCGTAATTTGAAAAGCTTCTGCTTGCGAGATGTCGATTGCCATCGTGCCAGTCATACGGTAGGTCACGAGGTTTTGCGAACCCAGCCCAGAAAACTGAGGGCGTGCCGAGTCTGCTTTTTTACCGATGGCTGTATTCAGCGAATTGATCAGCGCTTGCAGTTTTTCGATGGCCAGCATGATCGAGTCGCCATCGGCGATGGCTTCGGCACTCACTACCTGCAAGCCCACCAACTTGGCTTGGACGGCGCGCAGATCGGTGAAATATTTGTTGGTGTTGCCTTCTGGCACCGAATCAGTGATCAGGTTCAGTCCAGCAATGGCGTTTTGAATCGCCGTTGACATGTCCTGCTGAGTCACTGCGCCGATTTGTAGCGCGGTCACGCCGTGCGGATTTTCGTGATCGGCCATGTGTTGCACCATGGCGGAACTGGCTTGGGTCAGGATCGCGTCGATGATCTTGTTGACGGATTGCACGACGGCGCCCATCCCGACCAGATCTTGCAGGTTCCATGCATGCGGTACCGGCGGGAAGATGTCCGGATAACCTGCCACCATTTCCCATGTGGTGGTGCGCGGGTTGTTGATCTGGTTGGCCAGAATACTCGTGATCGTGGCCGGGTCCAGTGTCCACTCACCACCGAGGGTTTGGTAGGCATTGAGGATCAGCGTACCGCGCAGCGAGGTATTGAGGATCGTGATCGAGCCATAGATCGGTTTACCGCACGCCCGGCTCGCGCCAAGGAAATAATGCGATAGATAAAAATCCACCCCGGGCACCAGAGCACGAATCTCCCCTTGCAGTGTTTTGAGCGAAATCGTCAGCGTGTCACCGAAGAATGGCGCCAGCGCCGGAACAATGAACGAATAGGCGCTACCGTTTCCGGTCAGCGCTTGCAATTCACCAGTGATCCGGTTGGCAGGAGATTGACCGGTCGGATCAAAAGCGTACTTTGGTGTGGTCAGTGTGGTCATGAAAGGAAACGCCTTCAAAGAGGTCAAGGTGATGCCGGATAATCCTATGCTAAGGTCCCGGCGACTATATTATTTTTGAAAAGAAAGGATTTCTCTGTGTACACACTGGTCTCTGCCATTGTCAAACCACTGGGCACGAATAGCCGGTGGCGTACCATGGGTATCGACAATGTACCCTTAAACGTGCTGTTTCGTGACTACAGCCGCGTGATCGCAACCCTCGCCAACAGTGCGTTGACCCACCACGTCAGTTTGGAGTTGGAGCAACTGCGAGCTGAACTCGGCGGACAAACCCAAACCTTTGGCAGTTGGTTGGCCGCTAATGGCAGTGCGACGCTACCCACTTCGGACAGCTTACCGACCATCAAAACCCGCTACGCTAACTTTGCGGACGCGGTGCACGCGGGGTACAAGGTCACCCCGACTCACCCCACGATTTCCCCCAGCAGCCCGTTGCCCGTGGGGGACAAAACGGACTTGGTGCTCACTCGCGCCGAGACCGATTACGAGATGGTCTACCGGCATGCGCTGGTGAATGTCAATGGGTTTTATCATCAGACCGACCACAGCCCGGACGGCCTGTTTGTCACTGATGGCATGACGAGCTGCCTGAATTCGAACCGTAACGAAATCGGTCTGCTGTCATTCATCAACCTGGGTAGTCTGTCGTTCATCCCGATCAAGGATGAAATGATTTACACCCAGCGACCTGAACAGAAGCTGCGTTATAACTGCTACATCGACACCGGAGTTGACCTCACCAATAAAACCGTGATGCTGGTGTTGGGTGGTTATCTGCATGTGCTGGACCGGCGGGCGTTCTTCCGGATCGGCAGCGCGGCATTCGGGATCGACTTTGGCAAAATCCCGCTCGTTGACCGGTACTACGAATCGTGTAATGTGCTCGACTTGAGTAGCCTGTCCCTGGCCAGCACGGACGCGAACCCCGCGCAGATCAGCGTTAACAATCTGTACAGCGATGATGTGCTGCGCAGATACCTCCAGCTGTCGCAAACCTTCCTGGTGGTGCTCGACAACACCGAAATCTTTACCGACGCTTTGCAGGTGCGACCTTCGCGCATGATCGGGGTCTACACCTCGACAGTGGCACCAATCTACCCGCTCAGTGTAGGGCGTGGGCGCCATGAGACGTACTGGTACCGAAAAGAGGACAATCTGTACTCGATCAATGCCAGTGGCACATGGCGGGGTGAACGTAATTACAACACCACCAAAACCACTGATCTCATGTCGGTCAGCGATGCCAACGTGATCTCGATGGGGTTCCGTAACTCCCAAGCGATGTTTCAGCTCATTGGTAGCGACTTCTACATTCCCTAAGAGCGCATACTCCCGCTACCCTACGGGGTAGCGGGAGCTATGTCATTCTGCGGTCGCTGTGCCTGTGCCGATAATGGTGGCGCCACACCCGGCTTTGTCACCACTTCGGACCACTGCTCTGCCGTTACCAGTCGCGGTAGAAGAAGAGCTGATGGGGGTCGTACCGTGACCACTGATCGGGCATTGGTGCAAATCACCATTCACCACGCCTGCTGTCCCGTCAACGGTAAAGCCCCCTGAGGCTTGAATGATGGTGCCGCCGTGATCGCTCACGTCACCCAGTTTTGCAATCTTTGCCATGATCGTCCTTTATGCGAGTGCCACGCCTTTACTGATCTTCACGCCGTTGCCGTCAATCTTGATTGGACCACCTGCTTTCTCGCTGATCGTGCCACTGCTTTGCAGATCGTAGCTACCGGTGGTTTCTTTCAAGCTGTCAGTGGCTTCCACGGTGAAAGCCTTGGTGTGTTCAGTGATACTGTTACCTGATGTGATCTTGATCGTTTCACCGACTTCTTCCACTTTGTTTTTGGCCTTGAGCGTGTACGTTTCCGGCACCTGTAAAGTCATGTTCTTTTTGTTGATCTCCAGATAGCAGTCATCAGCATTCTTGAAAGCGATCTGCTTTTCTTTGGAATCGAACATGAAGAAGTTACCCACATCGTCGACGATTTGAATCACGCCGTCTTTGGTATTGATCTGGACATCATACACGCAGTATTCGCCATTGGCTTTACTGGTGTGCAGATGGATCATCCCGCGGTGGGTGGATACCTCCATGAAGTAATAGTTGTCCGCATTGATCTCGGCGTTCTCATCTTTCGTGGCACTCCACGCGTAGATGACTGTTTCCAGTTTACGCAGCTTGAGGTCATCGAACAACGTGGTCCAGAAGAAGTGCTGACTGTCGGCGAAGCGATACAGAATCACACCCTCGCCGCGCCGCACGTCCGGCGCCGTGTGACGATTGCTGCTGCCGATGGGAAGCCATGTGGCGGGAACACTGTTGGCGGCGGTGGTTTGGATTTGGGTTTCACCACCCTGTGCATCTTGCGAGCGCACTGTGTCGTTGACGAGACCCGATTTGATTTCGCCATTGAGCATCGGCAGGTCTTCCACTGGCGTGACCTCAACCGTGCGGCTATTGAGCTTTTTGTTTTCGGCCACAATGCCGTATGAATAAAACTTGAGTGCTCCACCCTCGCCTGCGATCGGCATGATGGCCTCCTTAATGAAAAATGATCACTGCTGTGTATGTTCTGTAAAAGACCCATATTAGAAAGCATCCATGTACCGAATTCTTTCTTTGACGCTGGATGGATTTAAGCGAATCATTCTGAATGAAATTCGCAAGATTACGATTACCCCCAGCTCCAATATCCAGCTTATCCTAGGCACCAATGGTTGCGGGAAGAGTTCTTTGTTGGATCAACTGACACCCTTACCCGCAGATAAAAACGATTTCTTCAAAGGCGGTAGTAAAACCATCGTGATTGAAAGCCGTGGTCACACCTTCATTTGCACAAGCCGTCACAACGGCCGCGAGATGGAACACAGCTTCATTGTCGATGATGAAGAACAAAACCCAGGTGGTACGGGGACTGTTCAAACCGATCTGTGCAAGAAGTATTTCAAAGTGACGGAAGACTCGCACGAACTCATGCGCGGAAATGTTCGTTTCACACAAATGTTGCCAGCCAAGCGTCGTGAATGGTTGCTGTCGCTGTGTGACTCGGAAACGGCATTCGCGCTCGAAGCGTACGACAAGATTAAGAAACGGGCCAATCAGCTCGGTGGTGCAGTGGACATGAACCGCAAGAACTTAGGCACGGAAACTGCCAAGATCATGTCCGAGGCAGAAGAAGCCAAGTTGGAACAAGAAGTAACTGCGCTGCTGGCCGAACTGCAATTGTTGCAAGCGGAACGCATGCCGGTGGAACACAGTTCCCACCACCACATGGATCAACGTACGCGCGCGCTGCAAACCCTGCACGATGTCTCGATGCGCTTGCTACGCAATAAAGTGACCGTTCCGTACGCGTACACCGAAGGTCGTGTGGAACGTGATGAGTGGGGACAACTCAAACGGGTCTACTTCCCATCGCTGGAAGCCCTTGACCAAGAAATCGATCGGCTCAAGCATATCGTCACTGGCAAGGAAGCCACACTCGTGGCGATGAATGAGCAATTCAACAAGCTTCAGCGTCAGGCCGACATTTTGGCCAAAGCAGGTGCAGAGGGTATCGAGAGCCTTACCAAACGCATCCAAGAAGCGCGGCAGAAGGTGACAGAGCGCGTCAACCGTCTGCGTCTAGGGTTGGTGTTCCAAGACGCCAGAAACGCTTTGCAGGCGCTGGAAACGATCGAGATGCCACTGGTCGATCAATTGCGGTTGTTACCCAGCAACAGCGAAGAATCGGAAAATGGGCGGCGTTATGGGCGGGCCCGTTACGAGGGTATGCAACAACAGTGGCAGGCACTGGTCGAGAGCCTCAACAAGCATGTGGAATATGTACACCGCTTGAACGCCCAAAAGGAACACGCGGATCTGCACCGGGGTGAAAACAAGCACACTTGTCCGCAATGCCATCACAGTTGGGTGGTGGGGATTAATGAAGAGCAGTATGCTAAGCTCCTCGACGATATCCGTGAAGGTAACAAGAAACTCCGCCTGCTGCAAACCACGGAAGCCGCTTTGAAGCAGGACATGGAACAAGTGGAGGCATACTTCACCCAGTACCGTGATGTGATGTCGTACACCAAAACTGTCACGGCACTGCGTCCATTCTGGGAACATTTGGTGTATTCCAAAACCATCACGGAAGCCCCGCTGGAAGCCGTGTCCTTGGTACAGCAAGTCAAACGCGACTTGGCGATCTCGGTGGAAATTCAAGAGTTGGAAGAATCGATCGAGGAACTCACCAAGCTGCGCGCGCAAGCCGAAGAAGTGGGTGATGCCAACCTGAGCGATGTCCGGCGACAGATCGAAGCCTTGACTGAGCAACTCGGTGTATTGACGGCGGACTTGACACGCGTTCAACGTTCGGTGGCGGATTACAGCGAATACCGTCGACAATTGCACACAGGTCTGCAACTGGGTGAGGAACTCAAACGGTTGTATGGCTTGGTGCAAAAAGAACACTACGATCATATCGAAGCGTTCCGCCGTGAATCGATCCAGCACTGTTTGCGTGAGGTAGAAAACGCTTTGTCATTGCGACAGGAGTCGTTGCGTGCCGCGAAGCGTCAGCGTGAGTTGGTGGAGGTATTGCAACGCCAAGTCAAAGAGTTCGAGATTCAAGAGCAAGCCGCTAAGACCATGGTGAAAGCCTTGTCGCCTACCCATGGCTTGATCGCGGAAGGGCTGCTGGGATTCTTGCGGGCGTTTGTGGCGCAGATGAACACCTACATCAATCAGATCTGGCTGTATCCACTGCAACTCATCCCGACCGGGTACGATCACGAGCGGCGTGAACAGACCACGGAATTGGACTACAAGTTCAAAGTCATGGTGGACCGGGAAGACAATATCGTCAAAGATATCGCCTTCACCAGTGATGGGCAGAAAGAGATGATCGATCTGGCGTTCAAAGAAATCGCGCTGCGCTACATGGACTTGTCGGAGAGCCCGCACATCTACGACGAAGCTGGCAAAACGTTTGACGATGAACATCGTGATTCGTTTAGCAACGCTTTGAAGTGGAAGGTGGACAACACCAACTGCCCGCAATTGTTCATGGTGTCGCATTACGCTGTGAATTACTCGTCCTTCTCTAATGCACAACTGTGCGTGATCGATGACCGCAATGTCGTGTTGCCTTCGGGTCGCAAATACAACGAGCACGTCCATTTTTCATATTGAGACAACATACTCCCGCTCCCTCACAAGGGGAGCGGGAGCTATGCCGTGTTTACTGCGCGTGCGCTAACGTGAAGGCTTCCAGATCGTTGTACTTCTGCTGCAATGCATTAAGTGCAGTTTCAGCGGCGATGCGCCGCGCCATTTCGGTCGTGACGTTATCCATCACCACCTGTCGCGCCGTCTCGATGGTATCCGCATCTTCCACACTCAAATACGTGATGGCCGAAGCCCGCATTGCCCGTACCTCCGCGGCGCTGACTCCGAGGATGTTGTGTGCCAGTTCCGCCACCTGATCCATGAAGTACGTCAGACTCAGGTCTTGCGGGAGGGCGCCGAGATTAATCCCCACCATCATCGTCGCGTAAGGCACGCCCATCGCGATGGGGAGCGAGATGAGGTAGCTATTGGGCACATACACCACTTCCCCGTCAGAAGCCGTCAGCGACAGGATACAGACGTTATTGCTAACGTCGCTGGTGTAGACTGTTTGGTCCAGTCCAAAGGGACTGTAGTAGAGAGCAAACGGATCTTGGCCACTGGCGACGATGTCTTGCAGGGTTCGTACGCCCGTGACCTCATACGGGGTGTTCGCAGCACACAGACCCGAGAACGGGTCCTTGAGCTTGATCACCCCGCTTGCTCCTACATTCGGGAGAATGTACTGGGTCATTATGCATCCACGCTCGATTTAGCCACCATCAGGTAGTTCACGCCTTGATAACTCTTGGTCACGTACAGGATGCCGTCACGCTTGACTTTGGTCATCCCGGGCGGCACACTCGTGAACAGTGTGACCGTCTCGGCTGCCACCAACATCTTCTCGATCTCGACTGCCCAGTTTTGGGTGAGCAGACTCATGCGATTGAAGTCGAGCGACGTCGACGACACCGCGATCAGGTCTTTGAACATGTCGCTGAGCTTGTAGATGCCGTTGCGGTTGTCAGGCGAACCGACGGACAGCAGCGCGATCGACCGATACGGGTGCGAGTACATCGACAGGTTCGTATCGATATGAGTCGATGGGTATTGGGTCGCAAACTGTTTCATCTTGTTGGCGACCTCAGCGAAGTCCATCTGGGGGGAATAAATCCCGATGGTCAGTTCTCGATTGGGGATCGCGAACTGGTCCCACAGCGGCAGAATGATGAATTCCGTGCGCTTGAAAATGTCGGGAAAGATCTTCACCCAGTCATCGCGATCATGCGTGCTGTGGGCCAAGATGTAGGCCATGATCGCGTCTTTGATCGAATCGGTGTTATCGCCGGCCGGACCATAGATCAGCACACTCCAGTCGGTTGCGATGGTGTGCGCCGAGTTCAACGGATCGATGTAGTTGAAGGTGTTGGTCCGCGTGATCGTGTCAGGGTACTCTTGACGAGCCGCTTGAATGCGATCCATGGCTTCCGAACTCTTCAGCGCACTGACATATCCCTGCACCACATCACCTGCTTTGAAAAAGTTGTCCAGCGCATCGAGCGGCGGGATCACGTAGATTTCGGTTTCGTCGTACTGTTGTTGGAAACTTTCATCCACGAACCACACTTTGATGAAGTTGTCCGAGTGTGCGCTGTCCGTCAGGCATTTCCACGACACCCATTCGGGAAGCGTGTGGGTGCCATCCGTGATCATATTCCCGCAAGCAAAATCACTCGCTTTCCCCACGTAAGTGGTCAAGAGATTTTCCAGCAGCACGGCGGCCGAGGTGTTTTGGCTATACACGAAGTTGCAGATATCCAGCGTCTGGGCGGCAATCAGTGTCGGTACTGGAATCGCGGTGGCATCATCTTTCGAGATGAAGCTGTACAGCACGAGGTCGGGGGCGTTGACTTTATCGCTGTAAACACCTTTCTCACGCGAGAAGGTCCAGCTGATGGGGGACATTTCGCCCAGCACTGCCACGCTACCAGGAGTGTTATTGGCGTAGGTGGTATTGATGATGAAGCTCTTCTGTATGTACATCGAATTCTCCTGCCGCTTGTTGGCGTGGGTGAAGAGATAAAAAGGAGCCAGCTGCTGGCCCGGGATCTATAAAATAACTTAAAAGGATTGTAGGATGTCTTTCTTTGCCCTTATCTTCAAAGTCATTCCTTACCTGGTGCCTTTCTTAAGGGAAATGCTGCTGGGAAAGAAGACCTGGCGTCAAGCCTTTCGGGACAACCGAGGCAAGACTCTCCTCGCCTTTATCGTGGTGGTGTCTGTGGTTTTTAACCTGCTGCTGGTGACCAAAGCCAGCACGCTTGCCTATCGTTATCTCGAAGTGGTGCGAGCTAACGAAGCACTCAAAAATAAAGTCAGTACCTTGGAAAAAGCTAAGGCGCCGGTTGAAGGTTCTAGCCGACATCCGATTGTTAACAATACGGAAGTGGCGACCGAAATTAAGAAAGAAGCGCACAGCACGGCCCCTGCTAAGGCGCCCGTGAAACCTGATACGAATCTGACTGAAGAAGTCAAATCGGACTTTGACCGCATTCGTCAACGAGAAGCCGCTGAACATTAATCAATTCACAAGGATTCAGACATGCAACGCTCCAACGTCAGAATTGCCTCCGTCTTTATTTTAGTGCTCGGCGGATGCAGCAGTTTCAACAACAGCTTCAACACCTACGAGTTCACACTACCACACAACGCCAAATCAACCACCATACAAGAACCCACCGTGACCGTGGATGAAGTGCTACCCACCATCGTCCCCGCACCACAACAAGTCATAATCGAAACCAAGGGTCCAGCGTGCGGCGTCTCACCTTATCCCGAACCGGATCATCCGCCGGAACTCCCCACTAAAGCGCTAGTCGCGGCCAACGGGGACGTGTACATGATCGAACGGATCGAGCGCAAACATATCGATGAGCTGCGCGCCTACATCAGTGAGCGGCGCAGGCTCAATCGTGAAGCCCGTGAACGTTTCAACGCAAAGTGTGTGACGGTGAGTAAATAGGAAACGAGCTGAACGAAGGGTTTTTTATCCCGTCTGCTCATTCTTTAGACCGATACACTCTTTTAGAAAATGGATACGGCATGGCCAAGAAAAAGGAAGATGAAGATAAAGTGCCTGGTATGAAAGGCATGATGGTGCATTGCGACGGCAGTGCCCGACCCAACGGGGTGTGGGCAGGCTGGGGCATGCATGGTTATATTTACGAAGCGGTGGAACCGACCAAAGGGACCGGTAACCCCGACTACGTACTGACCGAAAACGATTACCTCACTAAGACGGAAAAAGCAACGCTGCCGAATCTCCCGCTGGTGACTCCGCTGTTGTATATCGACGCCTTCGGCGCCCTCCCGCACGGATCAACCAACAACCAAGCAGAACTGCAAGCATTGATCGAAGCCTTCAAGCTGGCAATCGAACAAGACGTCAAGAAGTTGCGGATCTGGTCGGACAGCAACTACACTGTCAAAGGCATCACACAAGACGTGTTCCGCTGGGAGAAAAACGGTTGGCGTCTGGCCAGTGGTGAGCCGACCAAGAACGTGCCGTTGTGGGAAGAAGCCAAAGCCTTATACCTCGACGTCAAAGCCCGTGGTATCGATGTGGGTGTCAACTGGGTACGAGGGCACGGTGAACTCTCGGATTCCGGTACCTTTGGTAACGAGATGGCTGATGGTTTGGCGTTCGTCGGGATGCGCTACGCCACCAACGGTGTACTGGAAAAGGACATCAAGCTCTCGCCGCCAGACGGGTACTGGAAATACGACACCAACCGCCACCCGTTCATCATGCACCGACGCATGTACTACAACACCCTGCCGGAATCAAACATCCCGGGTGAATACTGCCTGGGTGAGCATGACAAGGATGACGATCTGGCGGGCAAGCGGATGTCCAACGGCGCTTATGCGTACGTGCGGTTGGAGGAACCAGAACCTGCGCTGGAAGCCGTACGTAACCACAGCTGCAAACTGGCCGAAGGGGACGACACGGTCATGATCGCGCGGGTGGATTACATCTTCAAATCCGAAGTGCACCAATATCTGACCGAGTACGGCACGCACGTGCTGAACAATCCACCGGATGCCAAGTCGCGTCTGGACTTGGTGGTGCGTGAAAAGAAAGAGCACGTTACCCGAGAACACAACCCCCCGCTTCTGATCGCGCGCTGCGAGAATGAGTTGGCCCAGTTGAAAGAGATGCTGGACGATTATCTGGCGGGCAATACCGAGATGGTGACGACGGATATCACGTCGTTAATTTATGAGTCTTTTGTCGAAACCAATAAAAAGGGCGACGAAAAACGCGTGACTCGGTTGCGTCCAGAATTCGTGGTGGGCACAGCCAAAATGAGTGCGCAAGTTAACTATCGCCACCCGGGCGGCACCGTACAAACCACCACCATCGATTTGCTGTTGGGGTTGGATTTGTTGGACCGCAATGCGCTGCGTCGACTCGAAGACTTAGAACCGGAAGTCCGCTTAGTGACCTGGTCGGAAGAACCTGATGCCTTCCGCTTTGCCACCATCATCAAGGTGAAAGGCGCCGTAGGGATCTTTGCGGGCACGTACAGCAACCTCAGGCTTATCCTCGATTAGAAGGAGAGCTACTTACCAAACAGGGATGTTCCCATGGGAGTCTATCATGCTCAAGCAATTTGTCAGTAGGGTTCTGGACGAAAAGCTACCAACCAAAACCAAACGACAATTGTCTTTGGTTTCGTTTGCAGCTCTACTGAAAGGAGCAGCGACGTATGATCAAGAAACCTTTGAAAAGTTGAACCGCGTCCTCGCGTTGTCGGAATCTGGTGAATCGGCTTTGGCCGTCCCTGCGATTCTGTCCAAGGTGATCTGGCACGGTAAAACGATTCACGAGATCTGTCAGGAAGATGTAACCCAAGGTACATTTACTCGGGACCGCATCCGATCGATCGTCGCCAATATTCTGAACAGTATGCCCGCGTGGCTGTTGTATGGAAACCAGGAAGAAATCGAGAAGGACATCGCTGTCATCCTCGAACGCCGCACTGAGCTGTTAGGCGCCTAACCCCTGCGCCGTCAAGGTCATACTCCCACCCGTCCCCTAAAGGGGCGGGCGGGAGGCTATGCCGGACAATTATTTTTTGTCGGTTTCTTTGATGATTTCTGTGACCTTGGCCATGGTGTCGGACACGGCTTGGTTGAAGGTCATGACGCGGAAGTACGTGGCGGCGAAGAACTCCAGCTCTGCCCCGGCTTGGTAGGCGCCATTGGACAGGTTGTTGACCACCTCAGGACCCGCACCTTCAAATTCGTTGTTACGAATCTGTTTGATGATGGTGTTGAGTTGGTTGTTGCATTCTTCTGCTTTTTGGTGCAGCAGTCCGCGGTCGAGCGTGTTGATCAGGTGATCGACCCGCGCCACGTCCTTGAACACTTCCACCCAGTCGTTGTTGCGACCGACCACGTCACCGTACGTCGCTTCGGCCTTGGACGAACCCGGCTTGAAGCATGCGGCCAGCTTCTTGTTCAGGGCTTGGCGCGCTTGTTCCATCTTCGCGTACGTGGCGTCGTGCGGCATGCCGGTAATTTTCAGTTGCCGGTTGGTAATGATCTGGGCCAGATAGACCGAGTAATCGTTGAGTGTCTTGAGCGTGGTGTCATGGCAGTGCAACACGGCGCTGGTGAGCACTTCGAGGTATTCCAGGTAAGACACTTGCAGACCTTCCGGAACATATGCCAGCAGTGGTGCGAGGTTCAGGTACACGCGACCTTCCACCAGCTTGATGAAGTCACGCTCATTGCCCTTGAGCTGCGCGGCCGGCTCGTTGCGGCTGAACCCTTGGATGAAGCCTTGGAAGTTCTTTTGCAGATCCGGGATCAGGTTCTTGAGCGAGTTGACGATCCCTTGCACGGAAAACGTTTCATTGCTGATGACCGTGCGCAGGTGGTCCATCTCTTGGAGCGGATCAAGGGTCAGATAAGAAGATTTCAGAGTCATGGTTGTGATCTTTTCACAAAAAGTTAGAAGGACCGATTAGCGTATCGGACAAGCATAAAATAAATTACTCGTCAGTCTTATACTAAGACCGGCATAGAACACCTTTGCCTCATTCACAAGAAAACGGAGCCTCCACGTGAGCTTATTACCCACTACTCTCCAACCGGCAGCATACATTAACCCATCGATTCCCGTGGGTGCCGGATTCGATATCCTGAACGGTACCTATTACCGTGGCAAATACCGTCAGAACATTCTGTCGGGTGGTCTGTCGTACATCATGGGTATCGCTGCCAAAGGTAACGTCGGCAAGTCCACGCTGGCCGAATGGTTCATGTACACCGCCATGGGGCGCGTCACGTCGTGGGATTTCCCCACCCCCAGCGCCGGTATCTTTTACGATACCGAAATCAACAAGAACGAACCGCGCATGACCGAACTGCAACTGGCGGTCAAAGTCCTGTGCAACCGTGACCTGTTCTCGGCCGGCCGTTTCAGCCTGACCAACAAGGTCCAGTACAGCGGCAACAAGTTCTTCGACATGATGAAGGACTGGCTGGAAGGCAAACGCAAGGACCGTAAGAACCAGTACGACACGCCGTTCATGGACCGCGGCGGTCAGACCTTCTTCAAGATGTTCGTGCCCACGTTCTCGGCTGTGGACTCGTTGTCCGAATTCGACACGGACGACATCGATGCCGTGCGTGACAAGACCGAACTCGGCTCGGGCGCCCAGAACATTGTCAACATGCGTGCCGGTCTGGTGAAGACCAACTTCCTGACCGAACTGCCGCGTGTCACAATCCAATCGAACAACTACACCGTACTGGTCGCGCAGATCGGCAAGAACACCGACATCGGCTCGTCGCCACATGCGCCACCACGCCAACAGCTCAAAGGTCTGGCTTCCTCCGAAGCCCTCAAAGGTGCCACCGCCAAGTTCACGTTCGCCACGCACGATTGCTGGTGGATCGAATCGTCGGCGCCGGAATGGGACGACGATCTGAAACCGGAATACCCGATCGACGCCAAGACGGCCCGCCCGAAAGACCCTGACCTGCAAAAGACCAAGCTGCGTCAGCTGCGTTCCAAAGGTGGGGCGTCGCTCATCACCCACGAGATCCTCGTGTCGCAGAAGAAAGGTGTGCTGCCAGAGCTGACCGAATTCCATTACCTGCGGGTTCGCAAAGCCTGGGGTATGGAATCGTCGGGTCAGGGCGGCAGCATCAAGGCGCTGTATCTGTACCCGGACGTCAAGTTCACCCGCAACACCGTTCGCTCGGTGATCGATTCCGATCCACTGTTCTGCCGTGCTCTGAACTTCACGATGGAAATGAAGCAGATGGAAGAGCACTGGGTGTGGGTGACGGAAGAAGGTTGGTTCGTCGATCCGGAAGAACTGTACAAAGGTCTGGTGGCCCGCGGTTACGACTGGAAGGTGCTGCTCAACACCCGCGGTTACTGGTGCCTTGGCGAAGGCCCGTGCCCGGAACTGTCGACGATGGACCTGTGGCGCATGTACCATGGCGGTTACCACCCGTACTGGTACGACAAGGTCGTCGGCCCGGAGGCCGCCAAGAAAGTCAACAAAGGTCCGTACGAGTCGAAGCTCAATGCGATGGAATGGGGCCCGCTGCTGGAAGACATGGAAGAAGGCAAAGCGCTCTACGGTCTTGCCAAAGAAGAACCGATGCTCAAGGCCGCGTAATGGAAATCACCACTGTCAAGGTGGTGCCCAAGGATCGTTCGAAGATTGAGCAGTATTCGGTCTCGATCGATCCTACCACGGCACGCGCACCGATTCCTCCATCGGTATTGGATTACGCCAAACGTATTATTCAAGGCATGAGAGAAAAGACCGCATGATCGAATACGCCCTGACGTCGCGGTTGACGGATGTGGCGATGACGCGGAGCTTGTTAGACAGCTTGGAGGTGTACTATCCCGAGTTTGGGTACTGGTACACCAACCAATGCATCCCGGGCATTATGACGGGACCTGACAAGCTCCTTGTCGCGAAAGATGCCGGTCGCGTGATTGGCATCGCGCTCGGTAAGGTGTCGTCAAAAGAGACTAAGCTGCGCTGTGTGCGAGTGCTACCCGACTACCAGAACAAAGGGGTGGGGTTGCACTTGATCGAGCGTATGCTGCGTCATCTCGACCACGACAAACCTTACTGCACCGTCGCTGAAGAGATGCTGCACCTTTATAGCCGTGCCTTTGTCAATTTGTTTCAGTTCAGTCTGGATGAAGTCAACAAAGGCATGTATCGACAAAACAAACTCGAATACTGTTTCAATGTCCAAAATCACACCGATCGAGGAGGTTAAATGACGCCCCGCCTGCACATTTACTTACTCGTGATAGTGTTTGTGACCATCGGCGGTGGTCTGTTCTTCATGTACGTCGGCCGCCCCTTTACGGCATTCTTTATGCTGCTGATGGGCATCTTCCTTATGCTCGTTCAAATTTTTGTGGCCATCAAAATCCGGCCTTAGCAAGAAGATATTTCAGTTGGTTAACTTTTTGATACTTAATTACCTTTGATATGGATACTGTAGAACAGAAACTGTCGCCCGAGCAAAACCCTTCCGAACAGCAAGATCAACCCCTCTCACTCGTCGAGACGGTCACGTTGATGCTCACCCAGGCCGGGGTGGAAAACCCGACCGCGTGGCACGCTGGTTTGTCGAAAGAAGCGTTCACCTCGCCGGACCTGAACGTGCAGCGTTTCCTGATCAACCGCCTGTGGCGCCGTAAGCTGGTCGAAGGTCTGACCCAAGAGCAAATTCTCCAAACACTCAATGCGCGTGGTTGCCTGGTCGATGGCCTGTGGGAACTGGCCGACTGGATCAGCCACTTCAAGTCCGATGTGATTCCGACCGCAATCAAGGTCGGGGTTCTGAAGAAAGGGTGACGCCATGGCCAAAGACCCACGTCGGTGTATTGAGAAGGACCGGTTAAGCGAGTTCGATTACCGCGTGGTGATCTTTGGTAGTCGAGAGTTTACCGATGCTCAGCTGTTTAACCACTGTATGCAGCAGTACCTTCGCATCCAGGGGTTTGATCAGGACGACATGAAACCTCGGGTGTGCTTCGTGTTATCAGAAGACACACGCGGGGTGGCCACGCTGGCCCGAGAATGGTGCTTGAAACATGGGTATCATTGGTCGGGCTTCTTGCCGAATTGGAGCGACATCGACATTGAAGGAGCGTTGGTGCGTACCAATCGGCGAGGTCAACCGTATAACGCCTTGGCTGGGTTGTGGTGCAGTATCGAGATGGCGGACGTGTCCACGCACGGCATCTCTTTCTATGACGGGGTATCATCTGACACCCAAGACATGATCGATCGCGTAGCAGAACGGGGGAGTCCGTGCGCGACCTATCTTGTCACCATAGATCGAGATGAGGACGAAGATGCCGAAGAATCGCAAGGCCGCGGAGGCGGTAATACTTAAACGCGTCGAGCAAATGGCGCCTGGTGGTCCAACCACGCAAATTTACCGCGACATGTTTGCGCGGATGGATGATCAGGCGTTCGATGCGTTCATGACCAAACTCAAAGGTGGGATGCGTTTACCGATCCTCGACCCAAATCTGGGAACGCACAAACTCACCGTCGAAAATGCGCTGAAGATGGCGAAAGACATGGGGCATGATTTCTATCAACGGGTGTGGATTAACCCCAATGATGGGAAGACACCGGCGTTCTTGACCAACAAGAAATATCTGGTGTTGGATCTGCCCTATCGTCGACAAGCGCAGTTGCTGGAAAAGAAGGTGCGTATTCCGAAACACAACCGGTCAGTCGATGAACTCACGGGTCAAGCCGCAGGGGAATCGAAAGGCAGTAAGTTGTCGTCTCCGGAAATCCAAGTGCTGGCGGCACTGGATCTGCCCAATACCATCACCGAGCAAATCAAGGTGCGGGGTGGCGACATCAAAGCGTTCGACGCGTCGAACAACATGGTGGACAAAACGGGCGGGTTCTCGATGAAAGCCATCGAGCATTTGGCGGGTGGGGTGGAATCGACAAAGACCTTGTCGACCTTCCTCACGGCGATGCACCTGAGCAATACCTTGGTTTAGCCTATGCTGGCATTTTTGATAATCGATAAATAACACCAATAATGTTGCGGATGGGGAAATGAATAGTTTAGCAGAATTGCGACCGCTGTTTGTCGATGCGGTCAAGCAGACGTTGGAGAACTTGTCGGCAGAAGCTGCCATCAAGGTACGCGCCCGTCTGTTGTCGATCATCGGCTCGTGGAGTGCGCCGTATCTGTTTTCGCAAGACCACTTCAATGAAAAGAACGATGAAATCTTCCAAGATGAAACGTTCCGGGATTGGCTGTTCAACGTGCGCTTTGTGTTCATGACGAACGCGACGTTCCAGTACGGTTTCGCGATCCATACGTTTGTGCTCGACACCTTGGCCCGCAGCGCGTCTCTTGACATGGGGGCGGGTCAAGAATTCGACATCAGTGAAGAAGACATGGTCAAGCTGTCGGCCATGCCGGAGCAGTTCCCGCAAGAAGTGCTGGATTACAAAGGCGCCAAGCAACTCTTGGCTGCCAACAACTGGATGGTGGCGATTCTGCTGTCAATCGCTTTCATCCCGCTGGAACACGAGGTATTACAAATGCCCGGTTCCAATAATAACCAAAACAAATAACATTCCCAAAACTGAAAGAGACATCGTGTCATGACAGCAACAACCGACACAGTTGTGGCAGGCGTCTTGGTATCCTTGGACGCCTTACTCGACACTCGTATTGCGACCGTCGCCAAACTGGGCGGTCACGATTTGGCAGTGCAAGTTTTGCAAGGAAACTATCATACTCGGAAGGATGATAAATTTCCAGGTGTAAGTGTGGAAGCCTACAATACCTTGTATGCTGCACGCGATGAAGAGACGCTATCCTTATCGTGCTCGACGAACATCGACGCGTTTTTGCGTGACCTCGTTCACTCGCTGCTCAAGCAAACATTCTTAAGGCCATTCCACCAGGAAGTGCGTGTGGTTGTCAACACGTATCCGTACCAGCTATCTGACGAAGTTATCGCGCAGATATTGGGAGCCATAGTCGATAAGTTAATTCCCGACCCGGGCCTTACCGTGCCCCTCTCTGTCGTGGCCGAATGCTTACCAGACGAAGCGCTAACCCCTGACTACTGCAAGGCGAATTTCTCAGCCATGTTGATGTACGACTACGGTCATTGGTTTTCGGTGCAGCAGCTTGCGCTCCTTAAACGACCTATGCCTGAGGTCACTCTTTTTGCGCCTAAGCTCTATTTTGTTCAGACGCCAACTGAAGAACAGATCGCACAGGAACAGACTGAATTTGATTGGGGACCATTTGAATCTTTACAACGCGCCGTTCGCGGCGGGATCGACCTTCAGTTTTTGGACATTGAACAGTTCAGCATCGTAAAACCAACTCGTTGACGGCATACGCCCTACTACCCACCCGTGAGGGTCGGGTAGTAGGCTGGAAGTAGTTACTGCGGCGGTGTAAAGCCATTCTCCTTGGCGAAGCCGTCGTATGTCATCTGCTGTGCGCCGATCGTCTTTTCGTCCGGCACGCCTTCCGGTAAGGGTTCGGTGGCCGGCAGACTCGGAGCGGGACGAGAATGGTCGACTTCACTGGGATCAGCCCGGAAAGCATTGGCCTTGCTGGCGAGGCTACGCAGGATCGCTGCGGTATCGCGCTGGGTCTGTTCAGACGATTTGGCGGCTTCTTCTTCGATACCGACACGGCGACGGTTGACGGTGGCTTTGTCCATGTCACTCGCAGCCTTGAGCATCGTGCTGATCATCTCGGTGCTGACTTCTTGCTTGAGGGCGTGGTGCGCCGTTTTGATCAACCCCATGCGCAGCTTCTGGGTATAGGCGCCTACCTTGTCCAGATCGAGCAGGTCTTCGGGGGCGTCCGGCAGGGGTGGCACAAAACTCACTTCAGCCGCTGCCGTCACGGCTTGGTTGGCTTTTTGTTGGATGGCGGGGTATTGTTCTTCCACGCCGTCGTACTCTTGATCGGAGGCCATGATACAATCCTTATAAAGTCTGTTGAGTTTCTATTAGAACTCAGGTCTATATCATTAAAATGTGCATGTATGCAATTTTTCAAAAAGGAGGATCATGCGACCTAATGAAATAGCTGACGCGATTGGGAAAGAAGTAAAAGTGGATTGTAGCCTGTGGATGGCTGAGCATTTGAGACCTGTCCTCGGTAAAACTGCCACGCTGATCAAACAATGCAAAAGCGGACTGCTTCTGCTGGAGCGAGATGGTCGGCACTTTTCCATTCCTATGCGTTGCGTTATCGTAAGTGAGACTGCCCATGCTTAAACAACTCTGGCAGCAAATGAAATCCGCATTTGCACCACCCCCTACGCCCAAGGAACCCGATGTTGATCTCACCCAGCTTCCTATCTTGGAACGCTGCCGGGTGATTTACGTCGCGATGGATTTGACGCCGTTCCAGAACTTCACCCTCAATCATGGGCGGAACAAGAACGTTACGGTCGCCCATCCCACCATCGAAGACTGCATTGAAGACTTGGCAGCGCATCTTCACCACTTGCAGACTTTCCAATACATCAACCAGAACCGGGTCAACTACCAGAACTTCTCCCGGCCGATCAACCGCTTCTTACTCACCAAGGATGGCTGCTACCTGTCATCGGTGTATGGTACGGTCAGCGCACTGCGCACTGCCGTGCTGGAACTTATCACCGCTGTTGACGACACCCGTGACCACGATTACTACTCCTACAACCTGCGCATGCTCAATGCGTTGATGTACGCCCTGTATGACCTCGGCACCGGTCTCATGGAGATCGAGGCCCATATCAAGGCCAACCCGTAACTCGTTTCTTCTTTTCTTTTCGCTTCTTTCGTTTATTCGTTTCTTTCCGAGGTAAAACCATGCGTAAAAAGGTACGGCCTGTTCAGCAGATGCTGGACGACCCCAATAAGGGCATCCATAAAACGTTCGGGTCTTGGGGCGCGCTCTCCAAACTCTGGCGTATCTTCCTGCGGGATAACCACGTGTCGGGTTATCGTTTCTGGCGTTTGATGGACCACTTCCTCAACGACCCGAAGAATCGCTCGAAGAAGAACAATGGCGAACATACCGACAACCGTGGCAATCTGAACAAGGAGTTTTCCAACCCAGCCATGAGCTGGAAAGTGTTTTGCAAGGCATTGCGTTTCGCGCAAATCAGAGAGTTTCGTATCACGATCGAAACCCGGCACCAAGACGGCCACATCTCCACCCACCGCACGTTTGTCAACCTCGACGACAACATGTTGTTGGATGATCCGCGCTTCGTGGAAGAGCTGGAGAACAGCACCGACGATCCGTCCAAGCCGAATCTGCCGGTGCCGGAAGACCAGGAACCGATCGTGTATCTCGATCCCGATCCGGACGAAGCCAAGATGTTCAACTTCGACACCGTGCTTCCGACCCTGCCTTCGATCCCCTCCCTCAACGGCGAAGACGATGAGGAAGAAGAGGAAGAGGAGGAGAGTGATCCCGATCGCAATCGCGACGACGACAACGACGATCCGATCTACCAGTGATGATTTGCGAACCTTGCCTTATGAAGAATTCTACGTCGACCCCCTTGGCTCGTCCCACACCATCACCCGCGCTCGATGGGATCGAGCATATCAACGTGCACTACACGTTCAGCACCACGAAACTCGGTAAGATGCTCTCGACGTATTTCGTGGCCAAATTTACCCACCCTTATCTCGGCCAATTCAAATGTATCGAAGGGTTAATGTTGTACCTGCGAACGGGTTGCCAAGATGAGGCATTCCGTGAGATGACCGGCAGTGAAGCCATGTCTTACTACCGCAACAAACGGCGGTGGCAACAACTGTCCAACCATGATATCCCGCGAGAGGCCGATGTTTTCTTTGACGCGTATTATGCACGCCTATCGCAATATCCTGTGGCTGCAGTCCTGTTCAATGAATCCACTCTACCGTTTGATGTCTACTATCTGATCGGTGAACGGCGCGATAAACCGATTCGTCCACGCGAATCGATGGCGTTGGTGGACGCATTGACGCGGCTGCGAGAACTCATGAAACGCGGTGAAACGCCGACGCTGCTCAGCCAAGCGTTTTATGAGCAACTGAGAAAAACGTAACGCCATCGGCGTGAGAATGCCCCCTGAGCGGGGCATTCTTTTTTTTTGTTCAAAGGTAGCGTATGTTAACGAATCGACCTCTCGCACCAACCACGTTTGTTGCTGGACCACAAGACGACTTAGCGACGCCCGACGTGTATGAGATCCAAAGTGATTCTGTAATCAACAATCTCCCTATCCCGTCAGCGATCGCCGATGTCAGTGACATCACTGGTGAGCTGCGTGGGGGCAGTTCGATGTTGAAGGATTTACCGTCCTTAACCTCGATTACCAGTTCGAATTGGAAGGACAACGTCTTACCATCCAGTAAGAGCACTGGCTTTTTGGACACGATTAAGTCGTATGCGTCGTCCATGTCCAAGGCGGTGGGCGGGGTTGCTGGGATCAAAGCACTCGCGGGCATGAGTGGACCATCGCTGATGTCGCGTTTGGCCAGCGGTACGCTCAACGGTGTCCCAGGACTGAACAACAACGGTCTGGCATCGGCGCTCAGTACGCTGCGTAACAATGCCATGCCCGATGAAGTCAAGCGCTTGTTCAACACCCCAATCCCATCGACCCTCGGTACGTACGGGACATTTGGTAACGGGATGACCAAGCTACTGCCCTCGAATGTGAACCAGACTTACCAGATGAGTTCACTCATCAATGGCGTGATGGGAACGTCCTCGGCCAATATCGTGGACCGCGATAGCTCAGTGCGTCTGATTGCTGGTTTAGCGATGGGTGGGCAAAGTAGTGGTTTGACCAACACATTCAGCAGTATCGCTCCACCGCTTGCCGGGAATGACCAACAAATCTTGTTGGGTGCGGGTATGGCAGTGGCCAAATATTGCGCGACCACGGGCAACATCAAAGGGTTGAAAGACGTGGCCACTACGGTCGGTCCCAACAACTTGGCGGTGATCGGTAAATCGCTGATGCGCACCATTTCGTCGGGCTATAAGCCATCGGCTGATGCACCGCAGTCTAACGCTAATCGAGTGAGTGACTTCAAGGATCTGTCAGATACCTTGGACGCCATCGATCCCGGCTGGATGCGCGAAGACCGGATGAAGGTCGACGCCACCACCCATCTGCCCGTGGTGGATTTCCCCGTCACGGACATCTCGATGGTGCAAAGTGGGACCAGCGACTTCAAGGCCACGGTCAGCGCTGGTGCCTTGGCCTCGACTGACCCGGAAAAGAAATGGCTGTTGACCGGTACGATGTTCGATACCATTTCACCGGAAGTGGAGATCGCTAAGCACTTCCCTTTAGCGGTCACCGATATCCAATCCAACACGATGGTGAATACCATCGATCTGAGTTAACATCAACATGACATAGCTCCCGCTACCCCGAAGGGTAGCGGGAGTGTGCCGTCTTTCTTTTTTTTGCTACTGTTTGTCGGTACCACGGTAAAACATGCCGAGCGCGCGGATGGGGAACGTGTCCCCCAAGAAGCTGGCCAGATGAGCGGGCGACTTCCACTGCTCGTACTGGGCCATCTTGCGGGTCAAGTTCAGCTTCAGGTTACGGAAACCGTAGATCTGATCATTCAGTGCCATGCCCGAAAGCACAGCCAGATAATCCGAGTACAGCGTATCCGGCGTAAACGCCGAACCAGTGAGTGCAATCGCCGCCACTTGTCCTTTCTCGCCCGCGATAGCCGAACCGATCGCCTGTGCAACACCTTCGGTAAAGCTGAAGTTTTCAGCGATGGGCATGTGCAAGATCGACGACATGTCCACGATACTGAATGTGACATCCACCCCGAGTGCTTTGCCGTCTTGACCAAAGCCGACATTACCCGTACCACGCGTAATCGTCACCGAGTCGATCATTCCCAGTCGCGTCTGGCAACGCCCTTGGTCATACAGCTCAACCAAGAATGGCGAAGTGTATGACTGTGCACCCGTGGACTTGGGCAACACACCAGCCAGAATCATCGCCAGCGGGATGTCGATGTTAATGATTTGCGAAATCGGGTTACCGTACGGTGACACCAGATTCATGGTGTACGTCGAACGCCCCAACTGCGCCAGTGAACTCTGCCAGTATTTCGGCAGATCGGCAAACGCGTTACCCGCCAGCGTAGCCAGTCCCGACATCTGGACCGAATCCAGCACGCCTTGACCGAACGACATCACAGCGTCCTTGACTTCACCGAAGGCAGCGCCGACTGCGCCACCGATCAAATTACCGTCAGCAAAGTCAAAACGCTTGTTGCGCATATCGGCCGACATACCGTTGACACGACTGGACAGACCGGACTCACCCACCGAGTTACTGAACGAATCTTGGATGGGCCCGGTGGAGTTCACACGGAACGATGCGAACGCGGCACCATCGTCCAGCTCTGCCTCACCAAACTTTGCCAAGGAAGCGATAAAGCCTTCTTTCTTATCGGTGCCGGTCGGGAAGTTGTCTTCCAGTGACTCGTTCGGGCTACTGGTATCACCTGTATCCGATTTTGCAGGAGCAGCTTCGAACCACGACTTGAGGTAGTCTTGCAGATTCGGCTCAGCGCTTCCGGGCAGTGGCAACGCTGTGGTCATGATTTCACGCGTGGCTTTTTCCAGATCTGTGATCCCCATGTCGCGGGCTTGGTCCAGTCGCTGTTGCAGCAGTTTCATACGCTGACGCTCCAGACGCTTGGCCCGGTTCGCCAATGCATAGACGTCAATACTGCCCTTGGGACCGAAGATCGTGGGTAGAATCTGGTTCATGATCGGACCAGCTGCTTCACCGGTGTAGCCTTTGTCGACCACTTCACTCGCGTTACCAAAGACACGCGGCACCACCCCGCGGTTAACTGCCATGTGGTTCACCATGGTCGATACTGCATTCCAATACAGCGGCATGGCTGGCTTAGAATAGTAGAACTTGGTCTGTGGGACTTTGGAGAGGAAGTTCACCGCCGCGCCCAAGAAGTGCACAGCTAGTAGTTTCCACGAAGCCAGTTGCACCACAAACCCACCCAGTTGACCGAGCGCATAAAAGAACCGGTTACCGATCCGGCCCGTCCGTGCGATTTGGGCAGCTGAGCTGTTATAGAACCCCGTAAAGAACGTGGTTAGGGAATTGTGCATCTCGATACCAAAACGCATGTGGATGATCTGCGAATTGTCATCGAGGATTTCTTTGTAAGCGCGTCCTTTCCCCAAACTGTTGGTCAACGCATTCTTGACACGAATGTCAGCAAAGCGTGTTCGAGAAGGGGGTGGGTTGATACAGATACTGCCGCCCGGGCGAGTATCGGTGTAGTCGATCACTGCGGTGGTAAAAAAGCGCCGCCGGTAATCTTCCGACTGGGGGTCAAGCTCATCCCGCTTCACAAGGAAAGAGCGACGTACCCAGGAAGAGTCTGGTTTGACTGACATATTGCATCCTTAAAAGAAAGCGAGGGGTGGTGAGCCCCTCGCGGTCTTACATCAAAACGGCGCAGCGGGACGCGACACCGACACAGGCGGACGCGGCAACTCCGACACCTGTCGTGGTGCACTCCGTGCTCCTTGTGGGGAGGGCGCCGAGGTTGCGTTGTTGGGCGTCTGTGCCGTCGGCACCTGAGGCACTTTGGCGAGCGAATCACGGATGGCCTCCAACGCTTTGAGCGAATCGCGCTGAACTTCCAACGACTTGCTGAGAATCTCGTTGGTGTCTTTGAGATTCGCTACCCGGACTTCGATCTGCTGTTGTGCTGCAGACACTTGGTCCTGGACCCGCGTTGGCGGTACGAAGCCCGTCATGAGCGCAGCCACAGGAGGCGCTGCGGTGGTCGGTTTCGTGGTCGACGGGGCTGGTGTAGGTTTATCGCCTGGCAATCCCGGCATGCCGATACCAAACGCCGACTTCGCAGTCGTGGCAGGTTTGTCCTCTTTCGAAGTCGAGGTGGGGGTTGCGGTTGCGGCCGGCGCTTCACCCTGAACCTTAGCGGTGCTGGAGGCCACCATCGTCTCGCCACCATCCATGTTCAGTGCAGCAGACTTATTTCGAACACGGCTGTTAACAAGTTGATAGATTTGGCCCACCGTCAACGGACCACCGTTTTTGCTATAGAAGATCGACTTATTCGCCGCTGCTTCTTTCGGCATCAACATGGCACCGATGGCGTTCGGGTCAGCGGTCAAGAACTTCTTCGCGCCACCCGGTCCCAGGAAGTGGGAGAAGTAAATATCGGTGTCGGTGAGCTGACGACCAATCTTACCTTCCAGCGAATCTACGCTTTCGCGCAAATACTCAGCCCCCATCAAAGCGTTAGCGCGTGGATCGGTGGCCGGGGTACCCG